TTGACTATGCGATCAAGGACGGAGACATTGTCGCGGGAGGACTCAGTCCCATCCTCGACGATCAGCCTACGACAGCTGACGATGTCTGGTCTCGAATCGCACATGCACCTACTGTGGACGAGTTTTGGGATCTTGTTCGAGAGCTGGCACCGCGAACGCTGTGCTGCAACTTCAACTCCCTGCGTGCCTATGCCGAATGGCACTATCGACCCCCGGCTGTTGAGTATCAACACCCCGCGTCCGTTCGACTTAGCACTGCAGGAGTTCCGGAACTCGATGAATGGGTTCGTGACAACCTGTCTGGAGCTGGTAAGTAATAGTCCGTTGACCCTGACCCTAACCCTAACCCTAACCCTAACCATTGACCCTAACCCTAACCCGCAGAGGAGACGTCGCGCGACGTCTCCTTAGTTAAAGCAGTGGTGACTGACTCTTCTGGCAGTTGAGCGTCCTCGAAGCTTGATCCTGTGGGGCGAAACTCGGTTGGGCAAGACTTTGTGGGCACGTTCATTGGGTCGTCATATCTACTGCTGCCTGCAGTTCAACGTCGATGACGTCAAAACCAACATCGACGATGCTCAGTACGCAGTCATGGACGACATCCAGGGGAACTTTCAGTTTTTCCCTGCCTACAAGGGTTGGCTTGGCGCGCAGAAAACATTCACAGTCACTGACAAGTACCGTGGGAAGACCACCATCACGTGGGGCAGACCCACCATCTGGCTGATGAATGAAGACCCAGAGGAGGTGGGGCACGTGGATCTCAATTGGTTGCGTGGGAATTGTACGATAGTTCATCTCACCCAGTCTCTCATTGCCTAGTCTAGCGTTCATGCCAATAGTACGTTCCCTCCGGGTTCCACTGCATCGAAGCATTGCCACCAGCTGCGGGAACTGCGAGATACACGATGTCATACACGTAGAGATCCCCCATTCCAGGCTTCCCTGCCACCGACACGAATGACCCGGGTGCATGCGGAGTGCCACCCTGCTCATCCTCGTCATAGATCAGGTTTTTTCCGGTGCGATGCCAAAAGCGGAAAGTCCGAGAGTACCCACTCTCATTCCGCGGATTGAACGTGAAGATCCGATCGTAGAGCGGGGTAATGCGTGACGTGTCCGGTTTTGCCGTGAACTCCGAGGACCAATCAAGGCCCTCGGTTCCGTCCCAGATGATCCTGCGAATTTCTTGGCGCTGATCGGTGGTTGGCTGCGCAATTAACCGAACCATGTCGCATCCCTGCGGGTCGGTTGCCTTGTTGTGGAATGGTTGGTTCCACATCGGATCCGCACCGTAGAGCGCGTCACCCTTGTACGTGAAGACGAGGCGTCTCCACTTCCAAACACCGCCACCCAAAATGTTCACCTCCACTCGTTCCTTGTACCCCACCGAGTAGGTCAGCTGACGCTCACGGGTGGATTCACCCGCGGCCTCGTGACCCAACTTCCTCGCGCTAGGCATGAAGAGTGACGTGAACCCAGTACCGACCTGGATCGGCCCGATGGTGAGATCTCCGTCGGGCGATCTGACGAAGGGAAGCATGTTGTCGTGCTTCTTGATGGCGGCGACATTCAGTATGCGCCGTCGGGAGGTGCGACGTCGAGCAAAGAAACGAGTTCGTCTAGCTCGAGCCGCAATTGCCGCGCGAATGCGACGGCGGCGGCGATACGCACGCGAGCGGAGACGATATCTGGTTGCGCGGCGCGGCATGAGGGGCAGTGCTCCACAGTTGATTGAGAATCGGACGATTGTTGCGTGTCTCCGTTGACGTATGACCAATCAGTGGGGCGCAAAGTGACACGTTGCGACATGATTGGATGGCGTGGGAGAATGGCTGATGGAGAGAATGAAAAGGTTGAGAGGTGAAGAGAGGGGGAGAGGGGGAGTCGGGGTGCTTAAATACCCGACGCGTCACCCCGAGGACTCAGGACTCATTGAGCCGAGCAGACAATGTTAAATCTGCTCGGCGAGTCCTGAGTGCCAAGAATGGCTGAGTCATCATTTCGCGTTCAAGCCCGCTATGTCCTCCTCACCTACGCCCAGTGCGGAGACCTCGACGAATGGCGAGTTCACGACGTTATTACGTCGTTTCCAGCAGAGTGTCTCATTGCACGAGAGACTCACGCTGATGGAGGAATTCATCTCCATGCTTTCGTCGATTTCGGACGACGAGTCAACATCAAGAACCCGCGACGCTTCGATGTTGACGGCTACCATCCGAACATACAACCATGCGGTCGCACACCACAGAAGATGCTTGACTATGCGATCAAGGACGGAGACATTGTCGCGGGAGGACTCAGTCCCATCCTCGACGATCAGCCTACGACAGCTGACGATGTCTGGTCTCGAATCGCACATGCACCTACTGTGGACGA